AAACTCAACAGCGCGATCGCTGCCAATTTCGATAGCGGGCCGGGCTTGGGTTTGGGCGGAAATCGAAATCGATTGGATTCGCCCTAGGCGCAAGCCATTGATAACCAAAGCAATGTCGAGCGAAAACTCAGCCCTAGCAAAGACGGAGTTTTCCACCCGTGAGTAAGTATTTCTGAAGGCCAAAATAACACCTCCTAGGGTGAATAAGGTTGGTTAGGCTTACGCGGCTACGGTGGCGGTGTCTGGCACCGGCGCCAGGATTTGCGAGTTCAGAATGAAGTCGATCGCGGGGGCCGGGTAGATTTTGTAGGTAACGTCAATGGCGCTGCGGTTGGTTTGGTTGAGCGTCGCCACCGTAAAGCTAGGGTCGTAGCCATAGATAATGGCTTGGCCGCTGAGCCGATCTAGAGTCAGGTTCACCGCTTCGCGGATGAGCCCCAGGGTGGTGCCATCTAGCGCCTTGCCGATAAACAAGGTTTCCTCCAGGTCGCGTACCGTCTGGGCGACGTAGTCGCTCTGGTTGATGATCGAGATTTGCTCGAATACTACAGAGGAGCGGGCGGTGGTAATGGCCCGGGTCACCCGGAAGCCCCGGGACTCCCGCACCAGGGTAGGGTCCCGCTCGATGGTTAGAATGCCGGAAATAATCGCGTCATCCAGTTCAGTGCTACCAGGCTGGTACTCAAATTCAGCGGCGGTGATATTGGTTAGGAAAGTATGGGTAATCGGGTCAGAGACGCCATTCCCTTCAGCCGCTAGCATCCCGGCCACGATCGCGGTGGTGGCATAGGCGGAGGAGTAGGTACGCTGGCTACCGGTCACCAGGTCCGCCATGCGTAAACCGGGGGAGACAAATACCACCCGCTCGCTGTTAAACGTTTCTGCCCTGGCTCTGATTTGTGCTTGGGTCCAGCCTAAACCATGGCCTAGGATGCAAATACGCTCCCGCCGTTGGGCGGTGGTGGACATCAACCGGCAATGGTCAGCAAAGGCCGCTTGAACACCGGCATCGGTGACGCCAGCGGGCACTAGGTAACGCAGGGGCGTATATTTCACCTTGTCGAGGGCTTCTAGCCAACGCTGCAGGGTAGGAACAGAGTCGAAGCCACCGCTAAGGACGATGGAACCGGTAGGCGGCAGTGGGTCAATGCCACCGGCTAGGGCAACACCACCGGCGGCCACTAGCACCGTCGTCTGGGTGTTGACCAGAATATTGGTTTTCCAGCCATTGGCACTAATGCCGGGGGGCACCGCGGTCAGGGTGATGGTGCTGGTATAGGTGCCAGCATTGTAGGCAGCACTAGCAACGGCGTAGGCGCTCCACTCGTTGGACTCGTTGATCAGCCGGGCCAGCTCAATGCCTACCGCTTGGATGGTATCGCCGGGTAGGGTGGAGTAGAACACCGTTAGGGGACCTTCGGCGCGATCGCTGGGGGTAAGCGACAGGCTTAGGTATTGGCCACCCCGCTGTAGGATGCCATTAGCCGGTAGCTGGGTCTCGATCGCTTCAGTGGCAGGCTGGGAGGGCGGATCTACCACCAGGGTTTGCCGGAACACTAGGGACGCACTAGCGGCGGTGCCGGCGGCGACGGTGCCAGCGTCTAGCTTTTGCACCGTGCGCACCCGGTCCTGGCCGGTGCCGTCCCACTCGTAATGAACGATCTGATAGGTGCCGGCGTAGTCGCCGGAGGCGATGACAAAGGTAGAGCCAATAATACCTTTGTTGGTGGCATGCTGCCAGGTTTGGCCACTAGGCAGGGCAAAGCGGTAGATATTGGACCCATAGGCGGTGGTGGTAACCACCATATTGGTAACCGCCTGGGTGTAAATGTCCACCTTGCGCACGACATTGTAGGTGCCATTGACGGTGGCGGGCAGGGCGGCAGAGACCGTCACGGTGGCAGGCGTTGGGGTTAGGTTAGCGCCATCCCAGGAGAAGGCAAGCGAGTCGGTGGTATTCACCTGCAGGCTAGCCGGGTACTGGTAGAAGAATGCGGCATTGGTGATCTGACTAGCACCGGTCAGTGTTGCCTTGCCGTCACTGGTAGAGGTAGCGATCGTCAAGGTTTGGGTTGCCTTGGTGCCGCCGGCGGTGGCCCGCACTGATACCGGTGATTCAGCAGTTAGCCGCTCTAGCAACTGAGAGACAGAGGGCACATTGTCGATGGTTTGCTTGTAGGCGGTGCCATTAAGCTGAGTGCCGGTAATCACCGCCTGGGTGCCCTGGATGGAACCGGGTAGAAACTGAACACTGAACGTGTTGCCGTAGCCGCCAAAGTCCTTAAATTCACCCACCAGGGTGGTGCCATTGTTGGTGAGGGTGCCGGAGGCTTTGGCAGAATTGTCCGCCCGTACCCCTAGCACCAGGGGCGCACCGCCCTTGACGCCACCACGAAAGGCAAGGGTAATGGCATCAGCCAAGGGTGAACCGGCGCCAAATACCTGCTGGGCTTGGTTGGCATTTCTAAAAGCATAGGTGGTCAGGGGCGTACCACCAAGGGCCGCACCTAGCACGCAGACAACATTAGGGGCAAATTCCTGGGCCAACTCCAGGGCGGAGGCATCCACCTGGGTGTAGGCGCCGGGTTGCAAAATACGGCTGACGGGCCGACCGAAAACAACACTAGAAGCCATGGGAGTTTCCTATTGAACTGGAGTGAGTAATGCCCGTTGCCATAGCCGTCGCCATTCGTCTAGCGATCGCGGCTCGGTGTAGTCTGCCAGCGTTGCCAGGGCGGCGGCGCGTTGATGGTCTGACAGGTATTGATTAGCGAATAATTCAAGCGTTATCGGCATAGAGTCTATCCGGGGGAGTGATGTCGTTGAGTAGGTCTAACCCTTCGCCTGCTGCACCAGACCATTGGCCACCGGCGGTGAAATTTTCCCAACTGAAAATGTGCTGCAACTGATCCACATCAGTCACTACCGATAGGTCGTAGGTGGCAGCAAAGGTTAGGCGGGACACGTAAAACTCAAACCCTGGCTGACTCTGGGTGCCTTGGTACTCCACCTGGTCATCGGCGGCATTAGTACAGTTCAGTTGATAAAAGCCGAGTGTCCTCAGTTGTGGAAGTGCCCACAGCGTCGCGTCTAGGCAATATTGCTGAAACCAGATATGCAGGTCATCGCGTAGGCGTTCATTAGTACAACAGATGGCCGCCTCTAGTTGGTCGTTAACCAGTAGCCCTGAAAATTTACGAACCGTCAACCCACGCCCGGGCAGTTGTACGGGCTCTTCATGCCAGTCCAAGTCCACCCCGGTGGGTTTATTGGTTGAGCCGAGCCGGAGGATAGCGATGCGCGGGCAGTGTTGACGGGCGGTCGGATAGGCGCTAGTCACATCCAATGGTAGCCATTGGCTAGCGCGACTATCCCCATGGTCTGTTTTAAGGCGCTTGATGGCCGCCTCGTTAACGTCCTTGGCAAATTGTCGGGCAATGTCTAGTAGGACGGTTTTTCCATCACAGGGGTAGGGGAACCGTTCCCCGAAAAGGGCGCTTTCACCTCCCGCTAGGCTGCTATCCATTGATGGCAATCTCGAAGAGGAGAATAGCTAGAAGGGCAGCGATCGCGATAAACCAAAGCATCAAAAGCCATGCTCCTTTAGAACGTCTTGAACCGCCGCCGCGATCGCCTGTTGGATTTCCGGGTCCGCCCGGTTGACGGCTGACTCGAACCAGTACTTACCAGCCATTGGCGGTAACGTCTTGGCAAAGAAATAACGGCCACTAATGCCCCTAAAGCCGTTCTCGCCATTGACAAGCTGATGATTGCCGCCTGGGATCGTAAGTCGTGCTTTGGACGCATAGCCAGCCTTAGCGCTAGGGGTGTACTTAGGGCGCACCTCACCCCGGCCTGTCTCCAGGATGGCAAGGTAGTTCCATTCCTCCGGGTTGTCCGCGTAGCGGGTCATCGCAGAGGCATAGATGCGGGAGCGAAAGGGAGATCCGTAGGGATACTCCGCCTGGACGCTAGCAGCACCGCGTCCGGTGCGTTTTTGAATCACATGGCCGCCAGTACGGCTACTGAAGGGCACCCCGCTTAGGTGTTCCTTGCCGTAGGTGGCTACCAGGTCGGAGGCATCCTGGATCGCTACCTTGGCAATCTCAGGGATGAGTTCTTTCACCTGGGTCAGCCCAAACTGGCCAGATTTCAGGTTGATGGCATAGCGGTAGGCCATTATTTAGCCGGTGCTTCCTTGGCAGGCTTGGGAGCGGTGATTTCTTCTACCGTGAAGCGATCGCCATAGAGGGCGTTTAGCTCCTCCTGGAGTGCCACCACCTGCACACCCACCACCGGTTCCCCGATCGCCACTAGCTTAGCCACCGGTAGGTAGATAGAACCGGACTCAATTTCACCAGTGGTGTCAATAACGCGATAACCCATCTTCTTTTACTCCAAATCGTTCGCGGGATAGAAAAACTTGAAAAGCGGCAACGGTATCACCCATCTGGCACGGCATCACCGGCGCGGTGGCGTAGTAGATGCCGCCTGCTATCTGAAACCGGTCCTGACGCTTTGGGCGATCGTTGACCACCACAAATACCTCACCCGGATCTTGCACCAGGTAAAGGCTTGCCTCACCCTGGTAGTAGATGCCGCCCTTGTCCTGGAATGGCGTTTGTTTGGGCCTACAAAAAATGCCCTTCAGTGGGTTGTTTGGGTTGGGCCGGTAGTCGATGCCGGAGTCAAACAATCCGCTTGCAGGCGCTAAATAGTCAGGCTGCCCAGCCTCGTTATAGGTTGCTTGCTTGGCCTCCACCGCCTTCCAATGGTAGACAGTGGTGCCCACCATCGGATTGGACGCGATCGCGGCGATCGCCTGGCGAATGAAGATG